GAGCCCGGAACTTCAGCCTCTGGGTCGAGCTGGAGCCCATGGTCATCGAGCCGGGCCGCCCCCCGGAGGTCATGTCGTTCACCGGCACCGGGGGAGGCGGGGAGCTTCGGCTGAGTATTGACGCGGAGGCCGCCCCTGGTATCGAGCGCTTCCCGGGGCTGGACCCTGTGTCGGTTGAGTCTGCGCCCTGGCGTAACGTCGTGCGGATGGCCGTGGTCCTGGACGACCCTAAGCCCTTGGAGCAGGCAGCGTTCACTCTCAGGTGGGATGAGAGCGACAACGCGGAGACGGACATCTACCGGGAGCTGGCCTCAGGTCTCCTGCGCAAGGAGCGAGTCGACGTCACCGCGCCGGAGCGCCGGAGCGCCAAGCGTGCGTTCTGGCAGGCCTTCAGGCGGCTCAGCTGCCTGCCGGGGAACGAGCACCTGCGGGGAGCCTGGGAGACCCCTGAGCAGCGCGCTGAGGACGGGTACAAGCGGTACGTCGAGGACTGCGGCGGCTTGTCAGTGCGTGGCGAGAAGCTGCCGGGGTGGTGGGACACGACTCCGGAGATCAGGCGGCACTGGGTCGCCGCGTTCACCACCCCGGCCGACCGACCGCCGACGGCGGCTGTGACCGTGATCAGTCGGGAGGATCTGACTGCCCTGGCCAGGCACGCGGAGGGCTCTCTGGATCCGCGCTCCGAGTTGGCCGGTCGGGTCAGGCAGCTGCTGTCATGACCGAGGCGCGCGAGGAGGACTACATGTTCCTGCCGCTGGACCAGGTGACGGCCCCGGCCTCCGGCCAGTACTTCCATCTCTGGAGGAACGCCTGGTGGCTGGTCTGCCCGGAGCGGGGGCTGGCGTTCTACAACCCGGTGGTCCAGCGCACGGGGAAGCGCACGCGCTCCTACCTCGGCTGGCCTCAGTGCAACGTGCATGAGAGCATCACGCGGGGCACCATCCTCCGTAACGCCCCGTTCCCGGCCGAGGTACGTCAGTTCCTGTTCGTGTTCGAGCCCATCTCCATCAGCGACTACAAGGACTGATGTGCTGGTTTGAGCTGGACTGGTCTGGACAGCAGGGTGTGACCAGTTACCGAGAGGAGACCACATGACAACGCCAGCCGAGGTGCCCGTGGCTGGAGCACCGGACAAGCCGGAGCCGGCCCCGCAGAACCCGGACTCGCGGGTCACCATGGGGGAGGTGTTCGGCATGGTGGCGCAGTTCTCCGCCGCGCACCCGGACCTGACTCCTGATCTCGCGTACGCGCTGAAGCAGGCCGTCGTGGAGCTGGAGAACAGGTCTCAGTAGGCTGAGGGCCGACTGGAGGGCACCCTGCCATGCGGGGTGCCCTTCGGCGTATAACGAACATGAGCGAATACGCACGACTCCAGCACCTGGAAGATGCCATCGGGCACCTGCTCCACATCACCCGCCTCACTCACTCCACGGACGAGGTGTTCGCGGATCCGGAGGCCACGTCCAGGCAGCGGCAGGTGGAGGACCACATCGCGGCGGCCGACGCACACGTGGCGGCAGCCAAGCAGCTGGCTGTCGAGGCCGAGGCAGCCCCGACGGACGTCACGTCGAGCGGCGGCGTCGTGCTGCCGACTCCCAACCAGACGTAGGACAAGGAGCGCAATGCGAGCACGCATCCTCACGACGGCAGGGGCCGTGGCCCTGGCGGCGGCAGCGTCTCTCAGTGGCGCAACTGGCGCTTCGGCGGCCAGCACGGGGGAGACATCCCCTGTCTCGGCGACCATGTACGACGCGCCGCAGCCGACGATGCTGGGCGTCTTCCACCTCAAGAGGATGGCCAACGGCTACAGCGAGATCATCCTCAACTTCAACGACACCTGGTGCATCACCGAGTATCAGACTTTCGTCTACGGTGCCCCGCTCGTTCTGGGTACTTGCGCGAACGCTGACTCGCAGCACTTCTTCCTCTACCTGACCGACAACCGCGACTTCATCGAGTCCGGTAGCGACGGCGAGTGCATCACGGTGCCCGGCGCCAACGGGCAGCCGGACGGAAAGATTGCCGAGATGGGCTTTTGCACGACGCCCATCGACGTGTCCCAGACGTTTGGCGGCGAGGCCACCGGCCAGCTGGTGCTGCCTCTCATTCACGACAGCAATGGCAACCAGCTCGCCCTGGACAACAAGGGCAACGTCCTGAGGGCCTACAACCCCATCGACACGTCCTACGCTTGCGGGACGTGCCATTCCGAGAACTGGTACGGTCCCAACGAGGGCTTCGGTGGTTCCTGACTTGTTCTTTACGAGTGTCTAGTTGACAGCAGTCAAGGGGTGCTGTAGCTTGGGACTCATGGAGAACAACTGGGAGCCCACCAGCAAGGGTGGTTTCCGGCGGGCTCCGACAGGCCGGGGTAGCTCAATCGCGAAGAGCAACACGCGGATTACGTGGAGGTTGGTAGTTCAAGACTGCCCCCCGGCACTCAGGAAGTTCAAGGCAGCCTGGGCTGAGAAGCTCGGGCTGCCTTCCTGTCCCTACGTCATCCGGTGGCGGCTGGAGACCCCGTTCGGTTCCGTCCGGGTGCACCACTGGCTCGGGTCGGACGACGACCGCGCGTTCCACGATCACCCGTGGTGGTTTCTCACCTTCGTGGTGAAGGGCGGGTACACCGACAAGACCCCGGACGGGGACGAGATTCTCCGCGCCCCGGCCATCAGGTTCCGCCCAGCCCTGCACCAGCACACCGTGACTTACATGCCAGGCGGGGCCTGGACGGTGCTGGTCACCGGTCCCAAGGCCCGGACGTGGGGGTTCTGGAAAGACGGCAAGTTCCGCAAGGCCAACCGGTGGTTCTACCGGTTCGGCCACCACCCGTGCGATTGAGGAAGTAGAAGACCACCAGCGGGCCATGACCCGACCGCTGGTAAGGAGGGGCCCACCGTGTGGAGCGGGAAGGGCCCCTCCTGCTTTTGTCCGCCGATAGCACCTTCGTAAGCGCCAGACCGCGTGACGGCAGCGCGGTCATGACGTTACGAGAGGTGCTCGGCGTGTCGAACCCGCCTACCTTTGAAGGCTTTTCGCTCAGCCACGCGGCCATTCTCAATGGCACGACTGGCGCTGAGTCAGCTACGGTCTACGGCGTCCGCAACGGCACCATCTCGACCGACCAGGGCAACTTCGAGAACACTGGCGACGACGTGGTGCTCAGCGAGCACTTCTGGATCAACTTCGCCAACGTGACCATTGAGGAGGGGTACATCCCCTTCTCCACCATCTCGGTGATTACCGGGACGGCGGTCTCCAGCTCTGGCTCTGCGCCGAACGACTACTACGCCATCCCGCTGTGGACCCTGAACAGCATGAACCAGCCGACCCTCCCGCTGGCGATTCGGGTTCCCTCCAAGGACACGCAGGGCACGATTCGGACGCTGGACTTCATCCTTTACAGGGTCCAGTTCCAACCCTTCAACTTCACCGGCCCGTCCTACAAGACCGGCCTGAGCTGCAGCATCGCCGGACGCGCGCTGTTCTCGACCTACAACGAGGTCGGCGCGTCGCTCCCGGCGTCCTACGGCGGCCCGTCGTCCTCGGGCGGCATGAGCATCGGCCGCCTGGTCAACTCGCCCGGGGCCCTGTCCGGCGCGTTCACCGCCGAGCCCTTCCTGAGCCCGGCCATCTAGTTCCAGCCGTTCAAGTTCACCCGCAGCCCCTGGTCCCCGCCGGGGGCTGCGGTGTTTCGGGAGGCAGTCATGGACATGCATCAGGTAGCTCCGTATCCGGAGATCCTGGACAGCCTGGTCAAGCGGTTGAGGTACCGCGAGCACCTGGGCTGGGACGTGCGGCTGGCTGACGACTACCAGCGCGACCAGCCGGGCCGCCATACCGGGGAGTCGCGCGGGCTGACGCTGATTGTGCGACGCGTCGGGCCCAACAGCTACGACCACAGCGAGCCCATGGCGGTCAACCACCTGTTCCCGGTGCCCGCCGCCACCTACAACCTGGCGTCCTGGACGCGGTGGCTGTTCGACCGGCTGGGGGACGTCGACACGCACGAGCGCATGGAGGACTTCGCCATCGCCGACTCGCCCGGCTCCGAGCACGTGACCCGGCCTTACGCCCCCGTGCACGCCCCTGGCTGGGACCCGTACCTGATCACGGTGGAGTCCACGGACACCGAGCGCAGGACCAGTTTCCGTGGGGAGCTGAACCCGAAGTCATGATCGGACGCAGGGTGGGGAGCATTGCAGAGGTTCAGCAGCCGGGGGACTACTTCGGCCCGGTGCTGGGCTACACAGGTGACAAGGAAGCGTGCTTTTTCCTCAAGCCGAACGCCCGCGACGAGGGAGTCCCACCCCGCTCGCGGAGCCTGCAGCACGTCTGCTTCCCGCCGCACACCTACCGGGAGTGCCCGGACGGGTCGCTGGAGATCCGCAACAGCATCGGCAGCATGATCGGCGGTGACCCGGCCACTGACGACGGGTGGCACGGCTACCTTGACGAGGGTCACGTCTGGCGGCAGGTCTGACGATAGGGCGGGTGATACCACTACAGAGCCTTGGAGGCTGAATGGATTCCGAGCTGGACCGACTCGACCCCGACGTCACCCCGCTGACCCTGAGCACGGGGCTGGACATCGAGATCGTCCGCATGAAGACCCGGCAGTTCTTCCGGCTGCTGAAGGTGCTCACCCACGGCGCAGGGGCGAGGATGCTGCAGAGCGGCCTGGACTTCGAGGCCGAGCCGTCCGTCTTCGTCACCAAGCTGTCCGCCCTGGTGGCCATGTCCGTCCCGGACGCCGAGCACGAGACCATCGAGTTCCTGGATTCGATGGGCCAGCCTGCCGGCCTGGCCGGGGGCGTCTACGGCAAGTCCCCGAACGAGCTGAACAAGCAGGAGAAGGAGAGGGACGACTCCCTCTGGGTCCGCTACCACCGGGAGCTGTTCAACCCGGACCCCATGGACACCTTCACGATCGTGGAGGCCATCGTCCGGCGTGAGGCAGAAGACGTGCAGGCCCTGGGAAAACGCTTCGGGGCGCTGATGAAGATGGCGCAGAAGATGGGGCAGGACGCGCCCGGGGAGCCGGACCCGACGCCGACGGGGAACGAGCTGCATCAATCGCTGGCTCCTTCGCCCGCAGCTTCGACCTCCTCAGCCACGAGTACGGGTGGACCGACCGGGACATCCTCGACCTCCCCCTCTGCAGATTCAGGCAAGCCGCAGAAGCAGCCGGCGACCGCCGGCGCGCAGAGCAGCTAGCCGACCTCAGGAAGACGGAGTGGCTGGCGCGCACGATCGCCGCGTTCGTGTCCGTCGCCGCTCCCTTCTCTGACAAGAAGGCGCGTGACGCAATGCTTGAGATGGTGCAGGGGATCGACATCATGAACGGGGCCAAGAACGCCAGGGACCCTCGCGAGGTCGAACTGGACGCCATGAGAGGCGAGCGGGTGGCCGACGACATCAAGGACGACCCCCGGTTCTCCATGGTCAAG